GAACAGCACCACTACCACCACCACCTGAAACTGTTACGACAAGGTTTGCCGCATTTGTATAACCCGAACCGGGGTTAGTCATCACGATTTCTACGACCTGACCGCCAGAGAGGACGGCAGTACCAGCAGCACCCGACCCACCGCCCCCTGAGAACGACACAACGGTATTAGCAGAATTCGTATATCCCGTACCACCTGAAATAACTACAGCAGAAGCCGTACCTGTCGCAAAGGTTACAACTCCAGCAATTGCACTTGCACCTGATCCACCGCCACCAGAAATCGTAACTGAAGGTGGCGGTGTGCCATATCCTGAACCAGCGTTTTGCAACGATACTGATGCGACGACATTACCAACTAATGTTGCAACGGCATTAGCTTGTACGCCATTTGTATCAGTAGGCGCATCGATAACTACGGTCGGGGCTGTAGTGTAGCCTGAACCTCCGTTCGTTACCGCAATAATCCCAACCGACCCAATACTGACGACATTGTTTCCATCCCATGATGAATATCCTTTTGTCGCATCAAGGATCAACATTCGCTCATTTTTCCATTGAGCAACTTGTATTCCTGTGCCACTAAATGTACCTGCCGCAGCAATGGTAACTTTTGCTTTTGTAACGGTGTTATATGCTTCTGCGCTGCCATCCGCTTCAAAAGCAACAACGTAATCCGTCAAATTGATGTTGCAAGACACTAAATTAGTCGCAACATTGCTCCAAGTAACCGCTACATTGCTATTGTTTAGCACTGTGGCGTATGTTGGAATGATTTTAAGGTTTGCATAACCAATAGGTTGTGCATTTTCCAACCAAGAAAACTCATCCTCCTCAATAGCAGTGCGGTTAGCCTTAGTGTTAATACCCCGGAAGGTCTTAACAACTTTGTAGGACTTTTTCTGCTCTGCTGCTGCCATAATCAATAAATATTGCTATAGACGGATGGAACACGGCTTGTAAACACCGAGTTGAGGATAGAAATCGTTTGTTTCGTGTATTCCTGTTTGTAAATCTCTGCTTCACCAAACGATTGTTCGTAATACTTAGCCAAATACGCCGCATAGAACTTAACAGCAGTCGTATAAGGGTCTTGTATCGTATCAGCTACAGTTGGTGTGCTTAAACTTAATGCTGTAGGCAGAATCACGGTATCAATCTCAACTTGATACACTTGATCCGGTACTGGTCCTACATAAATGGTGTTTTGACCATAAATAGAATACGCGACAGGGCGGCTAACGTTGTTTTGCCAGAACCGCAGACGCGCATTAAAGTCTGACCATGCTAAATAGTTAAGCGGTACGCGAGAATTACCCCAGTACAAATTGATATTCACAATATCAAGCGTTTGTTGACCTTGAGGTAAGGTTGAGAAAGGTATTTGCTCGCAATTACCGACATACGTTAAACCCAGCGTTCCATTAAAGAACTGTGTGCTAGGTGGATAATTTGTGTTGCCCTGTGGATATGGGGGCGCAGTTGAATCTGATGTGCCAGCAGTTGTTACTTGATAAACAAACACGTTAGAGAACACAAAAGTATTCAATGCGTAGAATGTTGATGGATTCCAAATAACGGGATTAGTTGCAGTTACGCCATTTACAGGGTTTGCAACGGGTGCTGGTATTTGAGTAACTTGAATTGTGCGAAGACAACCTGAGTCGCGAGTAATGCGCTCACGGGCAGAATTGATGTAATCAGTTAATTGCTGATCAGTGTAGAAGTTAGCGTTCGCATCATGCAACAAACGCCGCACTTCCGTGATATACCCGGAAAGATTTTGCGACATTTACGATCCATATTAAGCTACTGAAAGGACTTTTCCCTTCGCAGATTTTACAACCTGCAAAGGTACTCGTTCCACCAACGGGGATAGTGATTGGTTCTTTTTTGGAGGTTGGTCAGAGAAATCCCACTTTGCAAGTAGAGCAAGCCCTTCTTCCAAATCGTTTGTGGTTCTTATCCAACCAAGCCTTGCCAAATACGGTTCTTTGTCTTCATGCCCGTAACCAAAAACGTGTTTTGCAACCTCGATAGGAATCTCTACAGTTTCACCGGGTTTAAATTCATATTTAACACCAGCAAATCCATCAATGAGTTTCTTTTCAGTGCCGTTGGTTACGAATATGGAAGTCATTAGAAGCTCACTACATCGCCATAAACTGCAATATCAACAGTGTTACTGTTTCCGCTAGCAGTGTTGACGTTTACATAAAGTGCCTGAGTTACAAAGCCGGTAACAGCAGTATTTGCGCCGTAAGCACCGTTAATTGTCAGGTCTTGGTATTTACCGCCACCTGTCAAATTACTCAGTACAACGTTTGCAACTACAGCGTTTGAAATGTTGCCATCATTGGTTGTCGTAATTGATACGTTTGCTGATGCAACTGAACCAGTAGCATTTTGAACGGTAATACGACGAACAATAACTGCACCAGAACCAACAGCAGCATTTGCATTAGTTAAACCACCACTCAAAATAGGGAGGGTAACAACTGCATTACCCGTAGTATTTAATGCGGTGGCTTTTACGACAGCAACACGACCATTACCGAAACTGTCAAGATAGAATTGACTGACTGAATCGTAATTAGCCATGTTTACTCCTTAACTATTGTAAGTACCGGACGCTGCCTGACCACCGTTGACCGTAGCCAAGGTAATCGTAGTAGCGGTTGCAACGATAACGTTTGCACGAACGTTAACACCGTCAGAGATCAATACACCGCCAGTATTATTGGCAATGAGGGTTGACCAAGTTGAAGGCGTAGCGCAAGCGGTGTTGGTGTTGTAAGCCGACACTGCTTCGATAGTAACGTTAGCCGTTGGGAACAACAGATACGTACCTGCTGGAACAACAGTCGTGCTGTTATTACCAGTTAGGGTCGTAAGCTGCCAGTACGCACCGGGGGTGTTGGTACTTGCGTTAGCAAGAACAATTTTGTTTAAACCTAAAGCCATGACTATTCTCCTTAGATTGCGATTGAGTTATAGCCAGAAACTCTGGTCATTGACTTTGGCTTGGTGCTAATCAATTCAGCAATCATCAGCACAGCACCAACGTAACCAATCTGCCAGTTAGGTAGAGTTGATTCAAAACCGGTGAATACAAACGAACCTTGCTCGTGGATGTAGAGCGAGAGGTAGTTGCTGTTAATGAAATAGACCGTACCTTCTGGACAGTATGGATCAGGATAGATCGGCACACCGGCAACCATCAAAGCGCGGAAAGCGGCTTGAGGACCGTTGTTGTCACCATCGAAACCATGTCCGGGGGTAATGACGTATTGTTCCTGACCAACGTAGTCTTGTGCCAATAGCGTCCAAGTACCAAAGCCGCAAACGCCAAAAGTAGGAACTTCTGCGCCGTTCTTAACAGTACCAGAAATGTACTGAAGAATGTTTTGACGGGTTGGGTTGACGCTACCAGCAGCATACACTTTCGACTTCCACCAGGTGTAGGTCGAACGGTTGATGTTACCGTAGGTTTGCAGGTTAGTACCGTCATCAATTGCACCGGGCAAACCGATGAATTGTTGGGTGTTGGTGTAGTTGGTGTACAAGGCGGTTGCCATTGCATCCATCATCACGTTGGTCGCATCGTTCATACGAGCTTCGATCAGAGGAATAATAGCGTAGTCTTGTTGAACCGCACCTTCCATACCGAGGAATGGAACTGGAGCAATCATCAGCTTGAGGTTGAACTCAGCATTGAAAGCACCTTGCTGGACTGAAGGCTGGTTGAAAGAACCAGAGTAGTCAGACCATTGTGCGTTAACAAACTGTGCACCCTGAACAGGAACAGTTACTTGGCTCACACCGCCTGATGCCGACTGACTGTTTGCAATCAAAGCCGCCATAAGGGGGGTTGAGTTGTAAAGCTGGACAACCAGCTTGGGAATAAATGCTCGCCTCGTAACATAAGTCAATTCGTTGTATTGACTTGTGCCACTTTGAGGCATAATACCGCCGCCGATAGGCATATTAAATCTCCTTAGTTAACAAACGGCACAAAGCCGCCCAACAAATTTATCCCCAACATTTACTAAATCCCGATTGGACGACGATTGCCACGCAACTCTTGTAGAGCTTTTGCAGCTTCATCTCGTGCACCCATTTGAGGATTTTTCCAATACTTCGATAAATCGAATTTATTGATAGCAGACGGGTTATAGCCCATAGGCGTGGGTTCGGCAGATTGCTTCATCCAAGTCCAATAGTCAGCCGCAGCATCATGATCGGCAATATGTTTTTCCATCATGACTTTCTCAATTTCTTCGACATCCTGACGAGAAGCAGCTTTGCCTGATTCAATCAAGGCTTGACGTTTCTTTTCAAGTTTTTCTTCCGCGTCTTTTTGCATCAACTTGTTTTCAAGTTGCTTAACGCGGTCTTCCGCTTGCTCAACCATTTTTTGCGTGTTTTCTTCCAAAGCAAGCTCTGGAATTACCAAGTCAGGATTAACTTTCTTGGTCATACGCAAAAAGTCTTTGCGAGTAGCTGGATTGTCAGCGAGACGTTTAGCTAATGCAGCTAATTCGTCGCGCTGTTCAAATGAAAGGTCTTCTAAACTCATAGCTATCCCCTAGTAAATTAGATGACTTTCTTGGTGTCGCCGGGACGCGAAGTGGTCATCATATTCTTGTAGCCGCCTTTAGCAGCTCCAGTCAGACCACCAAATTGCGAGTAGCGTGGTGTGTTAACAACTTGACCGTTCTTCTGGTTGTTGTCGATTGGGTTACGAGGTGCGCTTGCGCCGCGTGGCTTAAATAAATCCATGATTATTCCTTTACATAGGTGGCGGCAAACCGCCGCCGGGAGGGGTTGGTGCGCCAGCACCGGGAGGTGGCATACCACCGGGAGCAGGAGGTGCGCCCGGAGGAGTCATCCCCGGAATGAGAGGTGCGCCAGCCATTGCCTTTTGCTCTGGAGAAGCACCACCCGCTTGCGGGAGCGTTTGAAGCAACTGCAAAATCTCTGATTGTTGGAGATCGTTGGTTTTACCTTTGCGTGGTCCAATGATTCCAGAAATAATCCGAATAGCGTTAAGGACTTTCTGCCCTTCAGGCGTTTCAGCACCGCCGATTGCTGAGAGACTTTGCTCAAGCATATCGTTTGCAATGCCTAGATTGATTAGTGCGCCTTCACGATTACCCATCTTGGGTTCTGGTGTAGACATAGGTGCAGCCATTGGTGCTGCGCTGGTATCTGACATACCAGTAGGTTGGTCGCTGATAGGTGCAGGGGGAACGCCACCGGGCGTAGCATTATCTTTCTGCGCCTTGATCATACTCAACATTTGGTCGGGTGGCATTGCCATAGTTATTCCCTATCAATAATGTGTGTAGGTTAATACTAATTCTATAAAAGTCAATAGGAGGAGTTATTTTTTAGTTTCCCGACCCTCGGCAGGACTTAACGGTGTTAGCCGCAATTAACGGGGATTGCTCCCCAGTTAATTACTTGCGAGCTTTACGACCTTTGCGAGTTTTGCGTGCCATGTTAATGACTCCTTTAAGCAGCGGTCACCTACTTTAGAGGGGAGGCAGCCACACCCTATTCCCTGAACGGAGAATCCTATTACCGTCTTGACTTGCGTGATTTGCGTGATTTTCTCATTGCAGTCTCCATAGAAAAAGTTAACTACGAGCTAATCTACCATAGTCTCTACGACCAAGGCTACGATTATTATTTGCGCTGGGGGCGGTGTTGCGATATGACAATGTGGCGGGTTGTTCGCCGCGCTTCAGACTTTCAGTAGTGACGCGTGGTTGGTCAGCTTTAGGTGCAGTCTGAGAACTTGCCATTATTTCGCTACCTTCAATGCGGGTTTAGGTTTTGCTTGAGGCTTGGGTTGAGGTTTAGGCGCAAGAGCTTCTTTCTTCTCGCGCTCCTTCAACTTATCCTTGAGCAATTGTTTCATAGGTGGCTCTAACAAATCAAGCAAAGATTCTTTGTCGATTGCACCAGCCTTAAACAAACTGAACGCCAATTCTTTTGTGTCTTCAGTGAAGATTGGGCTATTACTGTGTGCGTCAACTTTAACAACAAAGTCGCGAGTAAATTGTTCAGCAATAAAGGGCGTACCTTCAGTGTCTTTAAAGTGCGTGGCATCGTAGGCTTGCATCAATTTAAGATAGAGTGTTGCTACTTTTTCCAGACTGTCTTCAACAATGAGGGCACGTTTTTTAGCACGACTAGAACCTAGACGCGCGAGTTGGGAAGCATGACCTTGTGAGCGAACACCTGATTCGCCTTTACCGGACAAGACATTGCTAATACCAGAGACTTCCATGAACATCGCATCAATTTCATGGATGACTTCAAATAGATCAGGCGGCATATTGGGTGGAAGACGATCAACCTTTGCGTTAGGCATATCGCTTGCAATCAAACCACCTGCTTTGTTCAGAGCAAAATTCTTTTCATCAAGTATGCCGTTAAAGCCTGAGAGCGCAGTCGGTGGCGATACTTGTTTGGATAAGAGGTCCAACACTTCAGTCATGCGGTTGTTACGCAATTCCTGAAGCATGATCAATTGTTGTGATTCAGACTGTCCCCAGAAGTAGTCGTACTGTGGGGATGGACAAATCTGAACAAAAGGACATTCGCCTTTTAGGAATACAGATGCACCGGGACGATCATAAATAATGACATCAGGAGCAGCAATAGTAACCACTTGATAGTCTTCAGTCTCATCGTTCCATACCCATAGCTCTTGCATCTCCACGGTTTCTTCAGAGACGCGAGCCTGATAACGATTCATTCCGTATAGATCAAGCTCAACGTTACCGTAGATGGTGGGGTTGGTTGCGGACATGATGACTCGTGCCACGCCATCGCCACCGTTTGATTCGTCTGTGGTTTGTGCACGAATACTGGACGTAACACGGTTAACGATTGCTTCTCTTTTGGGGTGCGAATATAGCCGGTTATACAACTCACTTCTTGTGATGTAGTAACGCTGGCACATGGCTTCTTGTCTGTCAGCATAAGGAATATCCTCGCGAAGCACACCCATTGCACCGGGTTCAATCATGTACGGATGTATGCCGTTGCGATACACCAGTTTGATAAACGTTGTGTTGTACACCAATGCCCATGTGAGCGCAGTCGAGAACACTTGGTCTGCATTGGAGTTAAGCCATTCGTCATTCAGTGCAGAAGTCAGCACCGGTGTCTTTCTATGCTCAAGCGGATTGACTGCCGCGCCTAACGAAATCGAAAAGCGCGTTGTCTCTGCTGAGTAAAGAAAGGAAGTCAGTTGATCAAGATGCGGATGTATCTTGTTGAAGTACGCAGGAGGTTCTTCAGGACCAGAACCAAAAAGATAGTAGTTTCTCAGAACGCGGTAGTCTGATTTACGTTCTTCCCTAGACACGTTGCATTTCTGCATTAAGTCTAAGTAGAAATTCTCTCTATCTTCATGGTTGGCTGGTATACGCATTATTTCTTGATCGTGAGGTTGTCGGGATCACGCAGGGTTGCCCTTGGATCAACTCTAGGACCATTATTGATCCCAGCATCCCTTGGTGTCAAGCCCACAGACTCACCTTTTACAGATTTTGCAAATTGTCCGGCAAGAACAGATTGCATACTCATCCCTTGGAAGCCACCGCCCCAGATTGCTGCGTCACCAGCACGGGCTTCTTGCGGGGCTTGCGGCGTTTCGGCTGCGGCTTTGCCTTTGCGAGGTCTGCCTCTCTTTTTGGGCGTGGCGTACTTCTCTGCGTCTGCGTATTCTTTTTCGGTGAACTTGTTTTTGCGGGTAAGGTAGCCGCTTTGGTTTTCACCCGGCTTGGTGGATTTGATGTCTGACATATCGAACTCTGAGGCAAGACTTTTGAGGTGCTTGTCTCCAGCTTTGGTTTTGTCCGAAACAAGTCCCGGAGCTTTAAGATAAACCTGTAGAACTTCATGTGTACACCCCTCTGGACAAACTGCTTCAAAACCTTCAAAAAAACCGTGATCCTGACATTTGTAGTCGCGCAGTATTCGAGCCATTTAATATCCCCTTAATTGCTCATCTAACGTTTCATCATATTCGGCTTTATTTCTAATGCCGAGCTTTAGTTTAATCTCGCCACCTTGTACTTGCAACCCGTAACCTTTTGCAAGTCTTGGTTTAGCTTCTTTACGGTATTCAACGATGCGGGTTCTGTCGCGCAATTCCATGACAGCAACTTCACCGCGTCTCCAATGATCGTAGGCTTTGCTCACACGCCGTTGTGTGGTTTCTGACATGGGACTGGTTTCGTGGATAAAGACGTTTTTGAGTGTGTCTTCAGATAAGCCGCACAACTCTGCAAAGAGTTTGTAGCTGATACCACGGCGTTCGTCAGTGAGAAAGCGTTTGATGATACGCATCAATTCTTTCTTAGGAAGGACTTGAGCCACCATAGATGCCTATTCCTTTGAGATAGTTGGAGACGTTGCGACCCATTGTGACTTCTTCCGGAGTCATTTCCTCTTGCTTTTTGTTAACCGCCCTTGTGATTTTTCTTGCAATGAGTTGAGGTTGTACTTGTTCGGCAAATGCTGCCGCGGCAAGAGCAGACGCAATAACGCGATCATCTTTGTTGCGACCTGTGGCTTCAATTGAACCTCCATCCCGTACAACGGTCTTCATCTCGTCAATGGTATCCATACAGCGTATGGTCATCATATTGCGCTCAAAATAGTCTTTCATGTAGGTCAGCATACGTTCTTTGGTTGCAGAGGTTGTGAGCCACCCTATCGAGCCTGATAAGCCGCCCATCGCATCGTTCTTGCGCCAGATATAGTTGGTCATTGAACCAAGGACGTTCATCAAGTCTGAACCCATCTGACCGCCCATAGAGGAGGCGAGGCGTTTTAGGTTACGCAGCTCGTTGATGACCGCCTGCCCCGGACCATTGACTTCAAGGTTCAGTGTGGAGTTTTTGTATGCACCTGCCAAGTGAGCAATCACCCATGCGAATTGATAGGTGTTCATCTCTGATGTCGCAAATGCTGCCACTTGTTCCAGACCGTCTGCATAGCAACGATACACTTGTATGCAAAAGCGATCAGCCCAATCAGAAGAACCGTAGGCAGGATCAGCACCAATGACATAAAAAGCAGTATCAATGGGTTCTTCCCATACCTTAAGTGTGGCAAGACGTTCCGTGGATTTGAGTACATCGGTATCCTGAAAGTTAGCCCCCATTGAGTACCGATAGTAATCAGGGGTGTTTTTCTTGGCTTCTTTCATCGCATCGGTACAACGTGCGTTTGAGAAGAAAGATGTGCCGGTCATGACAAAGGCGTAGTCTTCAGTGGGTGGGAATTCCTGATACATCATGGAATCATCCTTCATGCCTTCAGCAAGTTTCCAACGCCACCATGCCATTTGACGCGAGTTGATCTCTATGCCGTAGAGCTTTTTAATGTCCCGCGTCCATTCCTTTTCTTCACCTGTGAGTTTGCCATCCCAGTAGACCTTGTACGTCTGCCCTTCCGGGTCAAGTGAATACAGCTCGTTACGCCACCAACCACAAAAAATCGCTCTCTGCGTCCTTGCTCGTTTGGATGTCGTGTACATATCATGAAACATATTAAACCCCCGAGCCGTGGACTCGAAGATATAAAGCCGCAAGGGATTGGTTTCTGCCAGAGAAGCCAGTAGTGATGCCAGACCTTCCTCATCACCCCAAGACGAAGTTTCTGTCCCATGTAAGAATGTAATGGCTTTACCACGACCTAAACTCCCTTTGGCTCGCAACCCAGCAACCTGATAGAACAACCGACTGCGGTTCTTCAGTGATAACTGTGTCCTATTGTGTGCAATCAACGGTATGCGATATTCCTTGGGTAAACCATCCATGTACATCGCCAAGGTGGATCGGAACATATCCCGGTTTTCTTCCGTATCTGTTACCAACGTACCTTGCAAACCCGGGTTGATAAAGTGCCAGTACAGATCGAGTGCAAGAGAGATAGTCGTAATACCAAGCTGCCGACCCTTGAGAATCGTAAAGAAATGAACGCCTTCCTCTAAGCCTTTGGCAATCTCAGACATGACGTACTTCTGAGTACCTAAAGGCTCACCCATTTTCATAAGACCTTTCTCTTTGGTCTCAATCTGCAACTGCGAACAAAAGCGATAAAACTGCTTGAGATTAAAATCCATCGACATTCCAGTTAGCAATCTCTGCGCGTACCCTACGGTCTTTCGCACACGCAATCAACTCTTTAACTTGCAACTCAGAATACTTAGCTTTCCACTCTTTGACTAGCTTTATCTTCTGAGACTTATTGCGACAAAGCAAAACTTTAATCATCTGGTTCTTAAAGTCCTGCCTCGTACGCATTAACTCCTCACTGTAAGGATGGTTTGTGTTTGGCAAGCTCTTGGTGTAACTCATCTATCACCGCCTGTGCTTCCAACATCATCCTCGTCGATTCGCCATGTACGCGCATCAACTCCTTAAACATCTGCTCCTTACTCATCGCCCATACCGTATCCAAGTATTTACGCTTTTGAACGTCATCAGGTGTCTCTACGTATGTAATGTCATGTCCGTTAGCTTCAATAGTCATTGGATTCTCCATACACGTACACCACCTTCCACCTGCCGAGCCGTAAACCTCGCACCTAACTTCTTTCCCATCCTCCAGTTTGCATTGGACAATGTTTGCATCTTCCCATTAGGTACAAAGAAACTATCACCTACATCCATATCTTTGTATGGATACGTCATCCTCTTAGACATTGTTATAGGTACGTCTTTCTCTATTTGTAAACCTTGCATTGTTAACACCTCCATAAAGCACAAATAGTAGCAGAAACACAGATTTTTTTTGGGGGGAAATCCTTTCCCACTCAAGCAATATGTACCAAAACACGAATTTTTCTTGGGGGGAAATCGGAGTGGTGCACCCACCCAACCGGGGCCAAGACCCAATCAAGTACCAACCGCGCTAGTCTACTCTGCGTATGCTCTCGCGTACTGGTGCAGCTGGTTGCGTAAGGTTGCCCAAACCCGAACCAGACTTGGAGCGGGTAACGTGTCATGACTTTGGTATCGGTTTAGGTGTCCAATACCCCTTTTGATAAGAGGGGATAAAGTAGTACTATTTTACGTACTTTATGCTTACCCATACTTTATACAGATACCAGAGTAGAGTATTTATATATTTGTCTCTAATATAGTATATATAGTATGAAATACTATAAAGATACGTTTATAGTTTTAAGACTATAAACGAATGTTTATAGTCTTACTTACTATAAAAATAAGCTATATCTCAAAACAATCTAGTCTTTAACATACGTTTATAGTATTAAATACTATAGGTATTTCCTATTGTTTATAGTATGTGATTAGAAAATACAATGATTATTATGCAATATATGATTATATATAGTATATAATTATTCATA